TACGGCGCGTCCCTTGCATCCACGAACCCCTTATACGATCCTCTCATGGGTCGGTCGGTGTGTATCACGGGACAGCTTTACATATTGGAGCTGGCTATGCGTTATCTCGCAGCCTGTCCGTCCCTGCGGATAATTCAGCTCAACACCGATGGTCTGATGATTTCTCTGGAGGAGTCCGAGCTGCCCACGGTATACCGCCTCAACGACGAGTGGCAGCAGTCCAAGCACCTCGAACTGGAGGAGGATAAGATCAAGAAGATTATCCAGAAGGACGTAAATAACTACGTTATGGTTTTCGAGAACGGCAAGGTTAAAACCAAGGGTAGCTACGTTACCTACGGTATCGCTCCTGCCGGTGCTTTCTCTATTAATAATAATCACACCATCGTCAAGAAAGCCGTTATCGAGTATTTCGTGAACGGAACCCCGGTGGAGGACACCATATATCGGTGTACCGATATACATGAGTTCCAGATCGTCGCTAAGGCCGGTGGTGGATACAAGTCCGTATTCCGAGTTCCCGGAGATTTCGATGAACGTAAGAAACGTTGGCAGCGTGAGTATCGTATTCGTGATATTAACGGAAAACTCATTATGCCTCGCTTCACATGGGACTGCTACGATGGCCCCCGCGCCGAAGTTCAGCGTGTGAACCGCCTGTATGCTTCCGTGAATCCCAATATGGGTACTCTCGTCAAGATCAAGCCGGACGGTACTGTAGGCAAAATCGGAGGACTCCCCGAGTCCTGCATTATCGACAACAAAAACAAGCTAACGCTGGATGCGGTGGACAAGTCATGGTACGTCGCTCTGGCTAAGAAATACATATCTGATTATATAGGAGATTCACTATGATTAAAGATTCGGGCGAACGTCACGAATTTTCTACCGGTGCTGTCCGGGATATCCAAGAAGGGAAGGGGAAACCCACCCTCATGCCATTGCGTGTCGTATCCCGATTGCTCGGGAAACAGACCGGAGATTACATTTTCCAATCTATCGCGGCGTTTACTGAATCCGGTGAAACCCGGTATCTTTACGCTGCTATCCTCAAGTTTGTCACGGTTGCCTACAACGGCGAACCAGAAACTATGCTCCTCGAAACTGCAATCCATTTCGAGGAAGGTGCGAAGAAATATGGCGAGAACAACTGGCAGCTCGGGATCCCGGTGAACTGCTATCTCGATTCTGCCATTCGTCATTATTTGAAATACCGCCGTGGTGATAACGATGAACACCACGATAGAGCGTTCGTGTTTAACATCATGTGCTGCATCTGGGAGGTTGACTATCACCGTGATAAGAATTGAAAACGTCGATACTTATGGCTGGGAACCGGCGATCCGGGGAGCCAGAAACCCCATGAACTCTTGGGATAAATCCGATACTGCGTTCTGGTGTTATCCAGAGGAGGGCGTGGCACATAAACTCGGCCCCAACGATCTCCGGCTCCTCCAGAACCTTGCCAACGCCGGTCAGGATCACGGTAAGTTCCTGCGGATGATTACTGTAACTCTGGACATCACGGCTCCTCTGTATTTGTGGAAGGAGTTCGACAGCTACAAGGTCGGTACGGTCGCTAACTCCTGCTCCACCATGCACAAAATCCACTCTCGGGATCTCACCGTGGAGGATTTCAGCCACGACCACAACAACGTTCCCGGCTGGCTGGAGTACACCGTGGGCGTTCTCAACGCTTGCCGTGAGCGCTATCTGGAAACCAAGGACAAGTCGTGGTGGTACACCATGATCCAGATTCTCCCGACGAGCTACAATCAGCGCCGTACCGTTTCTCTCAACTACGCAGTTCTGCGTACCATGTATCACGCTCGTAAGCACCACAAACTCGACGAGTGGCGTGAGTTCTGCCGGTGGGTAGAATCCCTGCCTTACGCAGAAGAACTTATCATCGGAGGTAGTCACAATGAGAACAACTGATTTCGATATGTTCCCTCGGCTGACGGAGGAAATCTTTCGGCTCGGCTACGGCAATGTGGAGTTAGCAAAACTTATCGGCTGCCACCCCGATACGGTCGGATGGTGGATTTCCGGTGGGGGAATCCCTCGGGCATACTATCTGGCTAAGTTTTATGAACTCGGTGCTGATGTAATTTACATCTTAACCGGGAAACGAACTAGAACGGAGGAGAACAGTAACCATGACTAAACAGCAAGCAAAAATCATTACTACCCTAGCGGAGTGCCAGTTATCTTCCTTACGGGCTGCGGCTTTTCTGAATTACCATCGCAATACGATCTACTACCACGTTAAGAAAATCCAGAAATCCACGGGCTTAGACCCTCGCGATTTCTTCGATATGCAGAAACTCTATCCTATGGCTCAGGAGGTCTTACGGGGTGTATGATACACAGCTAATCAAACAACGCATATCCTGTGTGGACGTAGCCCAGCGCTGCGGACTCCCGATCCGGCAATCCGGTGACCGGTGTGTATCACCCTTACGACCGGGAGCCAGCAACCCGTCCAGTTTCGCGGTCGATGCCGATTTCTGGTACGACTTCGGCTCCGGCTCTGGCGGCGACTGCATCGATCTTCTCGCGGAACTTCGCTATTCCGGTGATCGCGGTGCTGCCATCCGGGAACTCGCTCGACTCGCTGGCGTTACTTCCGACAATCAGGACAACACCTACGAGTGGCGATCCTACACGGAATCCATGAACGCTCAGACCGCGTACTATCACAGTCAGCTTACCACCGCCGACCGGGAGTATCTTCATTCTCGCGGCCTTACCGACACCGATATCTCTCGTCTTATGATCGGTCGTGTTACGGACGGGCCACTCCGGGGACGGTTATTCCTGCCGTACTTCTCAGGGCGCGACGGCTATGTTTCTTACTATGCCACCCGAGCGCTTCCCGGCTCTGCGTTCCCGGAAAACAAGTACATGAAACAGAAACGCGACGAGTTCTGCAAGCACATCCCGTGGGGCCTCCAGACCCTCGACCGCACCGTTCCGGGGGACACCCTCGTTATCGCCGAGGGCTATTTCGATGCCGCCTCCTTCGAGGCTTCCGGCTATCCCGTTCTCTCTGCGATCACCGGTCGATTCTCTAAGGATCAGCTTCCCACGGTTCTCTCTGCGGCTCGGAAATTCTCACGGGTATTCATCGTCTACGACAACGACGCAGTTACTCACGCTGGCGACTCTTTCGCGCAGACTATGGCTACGATTCTCACTCGGAATCGAATCCCATTCATCGTCGGTACGGTTCCTACTCCTTACCACGATATTTCCGAGTATTACGCTGCCGGTGGCGATCTCAGCCGTATTATTTCCAGCGCCGAACCCGGTATCGAATACATCGCTTCCCGGATCATGGATTTCAGCGATCTCGAATCCTACGTTTACACCGTCGCTCGGCATACCAAGCGTACCGCGCTCGATAACCTTTTCTCACGGTTACGGGAACTCCGGCGCTGGGACGGCGACGCTCTGAAATCCCTGTTCAAGTCAGCAACTACGGCTCCTCCTGAAACCATCGTCGCTGACGAAATACTCCGGGAACACCAACTCCTGTATATTCATGCGGTCGGTTTCTATGAATATACGGGCGGTGTGTGGCAACGCCTCAACGACGGCATTATCGGTGGTTACGCTGACCGGGCATACGGCGAGTTTTCCACCTCTCAGCGCGTTTCGGCCATCGTGAAACTCCTGAAAATCCGAGCGCTGCGCGACGTTGTTTTCGACCGGCAACCCGTGTGGAATTTCGTCAACGGCACTCTGGAGCTGGATACCGGCGTTTTCCGGGATCACAACCCTAACGATTATTGCTCTGTTCAGTCCAGCTATCCGTACAATCCCGATGCCACCTACAACTCGTGGGCCTCCTTCATCGACGATGTTACGGCTGGCGATCCTAAATCTGCCGAGCTACTGCAATTCATACCGGGCTACGCTCTCGGCTATCAGGACAACCGTCTGGAGCGTATTTTCGTATTACAGGGCCTCGGCTCTAACGGCAAGTCCGTGTATCTCGATATGCTGCGACAGCTTTTCGGTGATACACACGTTTCGCACTTACAACCCAGAGCGCTCCTCGACCGGTTCCAAGTTATCCAGCTCAGGGAGTCTATTATCAATATCGCCGGTGAAATCCGTTCCGACTTTAAGGACGTGGAGGAGCGCATGAAATCCATCGCTACCGGCGAACCTATCTCCGGCTGCTACAAATCTCAGGATTTCGTTACGTTCATTCCGAGAACGAAACTCGTATTCGCTACCAACACGGAGATCACTTCCGGCGACACTTCCGAGGGTCTGGCAAGGCGACTCGTTATCGTGGATTTCAAGGTTTCTTTCGTGGACTACCCGGATCCCAACGATCCCTACCAACGTCCTAAGAACGTGGATATCAAGGACGAGCTGGCTCGGGAACTCGCTTCCGGTGGTATCTTTAATTGGGTTTACGAGGGCTATAAGCTACTCCGCACCGTGGGCTACTTCACGGAAACCAACGATCAGGTGGAGCTGATTCAGGATTTCCGGCGATCCAGCAACCCCGTGTTGCAGTTCTACGAGGAGAAAATTGTTCCCGACTATCCGGTGGAACTGCTCAACCAACAGCTCTATGAGGACTACAAGAGCTGGTGTATTCGGAATACTTACGATGTTCGCTCCTCCAATTCCTTCTATCGGGAGTTTAAGAAGGTGGCGAAACTCCGATATGAGCCGTTCCGAACCTCAACTCAGCGAGGCTACCGGTTAAAAATTCGTCAGGATGAACAATAAAATTCGTAAGTGTGAACAACTATGACGGCTTTTATTGTCACGGCTTTTACAGCGTCACTAAAATCCGTCATGCCGAAAAATCGTTGGGGCGCTTACTCTTTTTCTTATATTCTTTTTATTTATGACACTATGACAGTAAATATATATAAATAGTATATAGAGAAAATATATTTTATATATATAAGAAATAGGGGGGGGTCTGGTGTCACACATCTGTCATTCCAAGGAGAACTGCTACTATGTGGATTATTACGAAGCGATCTGGGGTTATCAACTCCGATCAGGTTACTAGGTTCACGGAGAACAACTACGGCACTCATGCCTACTGCCATGGTCAGGCGTATTTGATTTCGGAGGAGAGGATTCTTCCTACAATCATTGAGGCGCTGAAAAACTACAACGACTTTCTGGAGGTAGAATAACATGGACAACGAAACTACTACTAAGCGTAGGGGTCGTCCCCCTAAGACCCCCACCCCGGATACACCCACCCCTCCCGTGGAGGACACCCCTCCCGTAAAACGGGGGAGAGGTAGACCCCCCAAGACCCCCGAGGAGAAAGCCCAGACTCGGAAACTCGCGGAGCAGAGGCGGGAGGAGAGGGACAGGCTGGGTATTCCATCTAAGTTCGGACAGGAGTACATTCAGCCGGGGGATAATACTAAGTTCCTAGCTCATGGCATGGCTGTTATGAAGATGCCTCCTATCGATATCAGCGATCCCGTTCAGGTTGAACGGAGAATCGAGGAATATTTTACGCTGTGCGCTCAGAACGATATGAAACCGACTGTTAAGGGCTTCTGTAATTCTCTGCGGATTACACGGCAAACGTTGTTTGATTGGAGGCATGGCAACTTTCGAGCCGACACACACCAAGCGATTATTCTCCAAGCGTATAATATGCTGGAGGAGCTGTGGGAGAACTATATGCAGAACGGTAAGATCAATCCCGTTTCTGGTATTTTCCTCGGCAAGAACAACTTTGGCTATGCCGATAAGCAGGAGTATGTGCTGACTCCGAACCAAGCGACTCCCGAAACTATGGATGTGGCGACTATCGAGGCCAAGTATGCTGAGCTGCCCGACTATGAGGACTGAACGACTTTCACGACT